ATCTTCACCTTTCGTATGTGACCTGAACCACTACATTCACCACATTGTGTTGCCTTAGTCTTGTACAGCTTTTCAGTTCCACCAGATATGAGGCTGCGGAAATCGGAATCACTCATGTATTGGTCAATGGCATTAGCCCAATACTGTTTGTCTGTAACACGACGGCTGTACACAACCCAAGACAACTGCTCTGGACTGTTCAGATTGATAGGAGTGTCGCCCATCAGTTTACAAACGTGTTCTTGAAGTTCGTGTTGCAGTACATCCCGCTCATGCTCAAACTCACTACGCACACTGTCAAGAACATCCAGATCAACTGTGAAGCCTCGTTGATAGATACGAGCAAGACACACAGCAACCTGATTGGTCAGATCAATGGTCTTCATCAGACCGCTGTTCTCCTGCTGATTAAGCATTCGCATCTGACGATCTGCAAGTTGCTGCGTAGCATAAAGATCAGAGATCAGATACTCCGTAAGTTCATTGTATGGTATGTCGCGGGTACTGACACCCTTCGCAAAATACTCCTTGAGAGTGTCTTGCTTCTTGCTGTCAAGATCATGACGCTCTGCACATGCCTCAAGAGACAGTGGCTCTTTAACACCGCGCTGAATGACATACTCTGCCAGCATCGTGTCGAACACAGGTCCATCATACTTGAAGCCCGACTCCCACAGCCACAGCAGGTCATGCGCTGCGTTGTGACAGATAAGCACAGTAGCTTCATCCAAGAACCACTGCACACGTTCATAATGATCTTCCTGATTGGGACGATCCGCATGGTCAAAAGGAAACGTAACACAAACATCTTGATCGGTAAGAACACCAACCATGACAAGCGTATTGTCTGGCTCAAACGGATCAAGATGCTTCTTGCCTCCGCGTGTTGTAATCGTGTTCTCTACATCAAGTGTTAGTTTCATAACTTGTCTCCTAGCTGATCTATGCGAACATTGTAACAGTCAGCCTTGACTGTATAGTTGTTCGATGGGTCAACATCACCCTTCCGTAAGAAGGTAGCTTTATCGAAGTAGTCCTGCTTTGTCAATACCCCAAGAAACCATCCTACAGAAAAGTCGTTCAGCACACGAACAAATGCGTATGCGTCACAGTCCTGCTTCGTGTTGAACTTGGCAATGCTACACTCGTAATGTGGCAGAGGCTTTACAGATGTCTGCTTCGTCTTCACATCCACCCGCGTGTCTCCAACCTTCATGTCGTAGTCATAGGTATTCTCCCACTCACCCCCAAGAACTGAAAGGGCCAACTGTTCGCCTATAAAGCCCGACATGTTGCCTTTCCCCTTGAGGATGGAGTTGTGTAGCTTGCCCATCTCTACGGCCTTCTCACGAGCCTTGATGAGCATTTCGTCTGTTATCTGTACTTCTATCATATCGATGTATACCTCGCTGTTTGATATTCCAATTCACAATCCGCTACGCCGTGCCAGCCTGACAGCTTGTTCTTGACGACGTTCAGATGCCGCTGTGGGTCTTCTTCGATCTGCGACGAAGTGTCGCCGCTGGTCATTGGGTTCTTCGCAATCATAATCATGAGATCAGCTTCCGCTGCCTTACCGGTACGAGAGCCTTCCATCATTGACTGATTGAGAAGAACCTTTCCTTCCGCCTCTGCAGATAGCTGCGACATGTAGAATACAACGCAGTCGTATTCTTTCGCAATCATACGTGCATGGATGGCATTGGCCTTGAGAGCCTCGTCAGTACGAGCGAAACCACCTGTCGTGGCGAACTTGTCACCCATGTCCAGAAGAACAACATCAGGCTTGTAGGACTTACATACAGACTCAACCCACGCCATGTTCCTGCCAGTAGCATCCTTGATCTTGATGCGTTCTTTGACAGGGGCATACAGATCACGAGCCTTGCTCGGATTATCCTTGATCTGACGCATCGTCATACCTGTAGCTGCTGTGAGGTATCGCGCACCTACACGGTGATACCCCTCTTCGTTACAGAGTATAATGCAGTTAGCCCCCTGATGCGCAAAGCCGCCCGGTGCCGCGATTAAGCTGGCATGGAATGATGTCTTTCCGGTGTTGGGCCGTGCGCCGATCTCAACAAGATGACCGCCATTAACGCCTTCAACCTGACGGCAAAGAGACGCAATGTTGAATGTCCAACGTGCTTCAAGATCAGCTTTGCTCATGAGTGTCTCAAGTTCGATGTCTTCCCACTCAATATTGAGATTGGGTGTGAAGTCATCTCCGTACTGCTCTAACAACATGCGAAGAGGCTCAAGACTTGTCTTATCGCCATTCACATAGTCAAAGCCCAGATTCGCAATGTCCTCACCAATGACCTGCTGGAACAGCTTGGACAGCACCTCCTGTGCAATGTCATTACCCATAGGCTTCTCGTTCTTGATCTGCTTGAACAAGGAAGAGAAAGCAGTCTTCTGTGCAGTAGTGAGTGTAGGATTGTTCGACATGAACAACGCCTCAATCTCATCAGGCAACACGGTACGTTCGTACTTATCCATAGCCACATCGATAGTGGCTTTGATCTTACGAACATCCTTGCTGAACAGCCGGTCAGGACACTTTGCGCCACGATGGTCATCGTAGAACTCTTTGTCCATCAGGCTACGTATTAGTGATAGTTCCATATTCCGCTCCTATGTTGGTCAATCTTTCGATGTCTGTTGGGTTACGATACTTCAAATCGTCTGTCAAGCGGAGGACACGTACATCTTTCACGTGCCCTCGTAGTTCTTTGGCAGCGGCCAAGGTCTTGGGAAGTGCATCGGGGTCTAATGCAATAACGGCTGTTGAGAACTGCGAGAGATACCTCTTGTGCGATTCTTGCAATGACGTACCCAACACAGCAACCCCAACGAATACATCACCACCAACAACGGCGGCACTCAGGCAGTCCTCAACAACCACAGCTACAGTACCATGACCGTAGCTGTATGGCAAGCCACTTTTTCCGTACCGACGCCATTTAGGTAGACGCTTACCCAATGACCGGCCAGTGGCATCAACAATACGGCCTTCATGCACAATAGGAAATACCATGCGGTTCTCCTTCACATCGTACAACAGACCAAGTTCTTCTGCGTCCAAACCATATAATTCCATAACAATCTCAGCCATATCATAGTTACGAGACACAATGTACTCAGGCATCACGAATGTGTCCTGCGCAGCAAATTCATCAGCACCGGAGAATCCCTGACGAATATCATCAGCAGATAGATGCACACGAGTACCACCTTTTACAGAACAAGAAGCCTTATAACAGTTCCACACGAGAGAACCCATGTTGTTTGTCACTGTGAATGTCTTATGACCACCACAGTTAGGACAATTCATTCTCCGTGTCTCTCCGTTAGGAATATCTAATTCACTTACAGTGTTATATATACTATTCATGTATATCCTCTTTCTCTGCGGCACTTGAAATGCTTTTAGCATGGCGATTTCGTTCCGTCAATGCATAATTTGCACTTGTCAGTGTATTTTTCAAGTACGGCTTCACCGAAGCGGGATTAGCATGTCCTGTAACCGACATAATCTGTGCCAATCCAACACCAGCCTCTACCATTTCTGTTGTGCCGGTTCGTCGCAGGTCAGATAGACGCAGTTCTTTGGATAGACCAGCATCATCCATGATCTTTCGTGCAAAGCGCGGCAGCTTGTGCAAAGAATACGGCCTGTACTCACCCTGTATGGGGTATGGACGTGGTGCAACGTAGGGTTGAAATCCAAAGTCATTCTCTTGCTGCGTCAACATGTCACATAGATCATCGGATATAGGTAGGTGTACGTCTGCACGACGCTTAGATTGCTCTATCATCACTGTCTGCGAGGCAAAATCAATGTTGCTCCATTGTAACACACGCATGTCACCTAACCGTTGGCACCATTCGTATGCCATCTGTGCGATCAGTCCAATGTTACGGGTGCTAAAATCGCCGTACGCGGCGTCTAGAAACTTAGTGACATCCTCCCTACTCCAAACCGTCTTACGCCGCTCTACGGGCCTCTTACGGATGTTTGCGAAGGGATTTAGCATGCACAGTTCCTCACGCAGACCGTGGTTGAACACAACTCTAGTCACAGACATGATGTGGTTTGCCATCTGTACACCTTTGTCACACCACTGGTTGTATGCAGTTTTTGCTACACGTGTGGTAGCTTGTGACAAAGTGTGTCGGCGGAGGGATTTCCCCTCCACCTTTGTGTCAAGCATGACGGTCAGAAAGTATTCATACTGTTTCTTACTTTCGTCTCGTAACTTGCTGTAATCAAAAGACTTATAGTAATCGTCTACAAGTTCTTGTAAGAGCATTTTGTCAATGATTGACATTATTGTCTCCTATCAAACAGGGCAAGCGCAGTGTCCACTAGCGTGTCATGCCACAGTAGCTTCTCTTTGAAGTGGTCAGGTATACGTCTGTGACCATACTTAGCACCAGCGATCATACCAGCAACGGCACCCACAGTGTCGCTGTCATGACCCCTGTTGATTGCTTCAATGACACAATCCTCAAAGTTGTCCGTGGTTTGGAACGCCCACATGGCACATTGGTACGTCTCGACAACATAACCACCAGACATAACACGAGACCTGTCAAAGTCAACTGGCAGCTTCTTGTGTTGATATTTTGACAGTGCATTGCCGTACCACAGTTCTTCGGCAAACATACGGCTGTACTCAACACACTCAGGGTGAGCATGTGTAAGTAATGTCTGCTGCACAGCCAGTTCGATGGCACGAGATGGCGTCTTGGATGCAATAATGACAGGTGCCATACGCATCAGCGCACCATTACCGGCACTCTTTGGCGTATCCACACCACAATAAGGAGTGTTTGAACCACTCATCCAGTCGCTCAACGCTTTCTGTGTTGTGCCGCCAATGTCAAAGCATACACCACGAGGGATATGTTTGCCATCACTATACCACTCAACAAACTTACGCATGACGCCACGTGCATTGAATCTACCATTTGTTTCTACAAGTGAACGTGCCATAGCCAAAGCCATAGCCGTGTCGTCAGTCCATTCGCCAAGCGACATGTCGTGTACACCACCCGTCGCGAAACGGGTGATGTAGTCAGGTTTGATTCGGGCTTCGGTGAACTCCAGAGGTGCGCCGAGAGCATCACCTACTGCTAGTCCAACCATCATGCCCACAGCGGACTCTCGCGTAATCATGCGGCCACCAGAGAGCGGAACTCAGGAGTGCTGACCCACTTGGAAACTTCCTGCTCACGGAGCCACATGGTCTGTGCTGCAGTATCATTACCAGTGTTGCGAAGAGAGAAACCGTTATCGTTGTTGTGGCTAGAGTAGTTGGTGAAGGCAGAATACAAAGCCCACACATTCTTACCACGCTGATACGCTTCTTTGTTGTACAGATTGAACATCTTGTCCGCCTTGCTGTCAGTCTTGATAATGCTCTTGAGCAAATCACGTACGTTGACACCGCCAAGACCAATCTCTGCCCAATGCTGAAACTTGTCAGCAGAGGTATAGAACATGGTAACAGACTCGTTCAACTCTTTGATAAACAAAGACATATCGAAGCCGGAGGTGTTCTTGCGACGTACCTTGTCCCAATCACCCAAGATGAGTCCGTTGGTGCAGAAGAAGTCGATAGCACCGAAGAACACCATATTGGAACACGAACCGTCGATACCGTGCAACGCGATGATACGCGGTGCGATAGTAGTCCGGTGCGCGTCAGACACGACAGGGGCAGTGATCTCAGGCAGAGTCATGTCCATCATGGCCCACGCATTGTTACGCGCCGTGCGCCACTTGATGTTCATGTTGTCACATGCGTCATTTCCAAGTTGCTCAGTCATAGTGTCATGCACACCCATGAAGAAGTCGGAATGGCTGGCACAACGGAACGAATCACCGACAACACCAAGATAGTCTTGGGTCTCGCCATTGATGACATATTTTTTACCCTGAAACTTCGTAGGCTCAAACTCTACGTCAAAGCGCAGGTGATCGGGGATGAGGTCTTCTGCTGTAAAATCCAAAGGCATGATTTGTCTCCTTTCATAGCCAAGTGATACCCTGTTATACAAAAAACAGGTTAGGTTGTCAAGTTAGTCAGTATCTTCTTCTGCCAGCACCCAGTCTGCGTAGTGCATACGCATACCATTGTCATCTTCTTTGGGTACAAACTTGAAGATGCGGTGCAGGTCACACTGTATACGCTCCAGCTTGCCTACATCAGACATCCACAGGTCTTGGCAGTCAAAGATAGTCTGCAAGATATCCTTCAAGTCATTGTGTGCCTGTAGCAACTGTAGTCGGTTGTCATGTGTAATGTTCATTGTCATTCTCCTTAATCACAAGATGTGTGTCGGGTAATTACGGCTACCCAAAACTGCCGTTCTTCGTCGTACTTGACTGGGCTAACTAGCCTCGTTCCATATCCAAGAGGATGCCACCCCTTGAAATATAAGTCAACCTTTTTTTGCAGACCAGCTTCTGTTTCGTCTGTCATCTCTACTCGTATGTCTTTCATCAGCAGTATATCCTTTCCATGATTCCGTTGAAGGCATGGTACATCATCCACGCAATGCAAGTCATACAAGCCAGCCGCACTACGTTGTCCATGAATGGGTCTTTGGCTGGGTCTGTCTCCATCCAGCATGTGAGGATTGTCTTCATTACATTTTCCCCATCACATAATTTTCTGCGGCATTTTCTGCCTGTTCCTCTGTCGGGAACTCGCCTAGCCGGAACTCTGTATGTCCACCATCTGTGACAGCTTGTGCTGCGTATTTATTGTACGACAGTGCATGAACATACGCCCAGCGGCCATCAAATTCACCTTCTCCAAAGTACTCAGATAGCTTACTCATGCTCACCTCCATTGCCTCTGCCAAGCCCACCGAAATACTGTGGCTTACGCTTGGCTGTTTCAAACACACCTGCCGTGATAAAAATACCAGCAATCAGCAGGGCATGGGCAAGCGCACTGATGCCAAAGGCAACGATGCTGCCTACCCACATACTAAAGATAATACACCACATCCATGCCAGCACCTGCATCACCATGTGCCGTGTGTTCATGTCAGGTATGTGGGATAGCGGGTTGTATCGCCAGTCCATTACCATCTTCCAGATGTTACTCATTGTAGTCATCTTTGCGCTCTCCTATATCTTTTCAAACTACGATCCCAACCGAAATAACCAACATTGGACTTTACCCAATACAAGCGGTTTTCTTCACGATCCCGGCGTTGCTTACGACGAGTACGATTAAGATTCTTCTTTCTCTTCAGGCCGTATCTTTTTAGCTTTGGTCCGGTCATAGCTACCTTTTCCTTTCTTTCCCTGTACAATCTGTTGACGGCGGCGGGTCAATGCCTGTGCCTTAGCAACAGGGTTTACACGCCGTATTCGCATTTTGTCAACCATTGACATTTTCTGTGGCCCACACCACAGGCTTGCCGGTAAATGGGTCTGTGTACAGAGTGATGATGTATGCTTCTGTCACAGGCTCACCTGTATCCTCAAACACAAAGGTATCATCCACATAGGGGTTATACTTGACACGACGGCTGTTGTGTGTATCTCGAAAACCATTGCGAAGGCTCACATCACCTACAGCAAACGCATGGACATTCTTCTTGCCCTCGCGCCTGACCTTTGCCTGACCAGCGGGACGAACAACAAACTTGCCATCAGCAATGGTGATAGACGTAACGTGAGTAAACACACGTCCTGTCCTGCGATCCTGCAAAGACCACTTTTTCTTGTGCAGATTCCAGTATGCACGAACCGGTATATCTAAACTGAAAGTCATCCTACCAACTCCTTACCCATTGAATGTGCCGCCTGATGATAGTAGCGCGGTGCTTCTTTACCATCGAAGAATGCCTTGACATCAATACGATTGACAGTCTCCCAGATAAACTCCCGATAGTCCTCGCTCAGATCAGACAGCTTGGCTTCCCATTCTGCCTGTGTCTCTACATCCGTTGGTATCTCTTTGAGACCGATACTGTTGACAGAGAACGTCGCCATGACAAAGGCCATAGCATCTGCTGGACGATCCACACCAGATACAAGGTATGTGTCACCACCCTTGAATTTCCAGTAAGCATTGCCACTGGCAAACTTACCATCTTCATCATGTGCGCCATAGTTCTCCAAAGTTTGCATATGTACTGCATAGGTCATAGTCATTCTCCTGTTTTGTCAATCATTGACATTTACACATCGATAACGAAACCAGACATGTCACGCTTGGCACTACCCTTGGCCTTGAGGCCCACGACGACACCCTTGGGGTCAAGGAAGCGCAGGTCATCCTTGTCACCATCAATGACACGGAAACCCTTGAACGTATCGGGCAAGCGATCACGGAACACGACAGCGGCATTGACACCAGTATCTGCCACAGCCATCAGCACACGCTCGGCATACTCAGGATTCGCCTCGCTGTACGACAGCGTGAGATGGTAATTGTCTGGCAAATCCATGTAGGCACGTTTGATGACCTTTGTGTAGTCATAGAATTGTGCATCAGGATAGTGCGGCGCAAGTTTGATGCCATCACCCTTGTCATCTGTACCACCCAGACGCACACAAGGCGTGATAGACTTGCGTTTTTGTCGCCGGATAAACTTGACCAAATCAGCATTGAGAGCGTCGTAGAACCCCACAGGATCAGACAACAACCACAGGGTTTTGCGTGTACGCGCATCCTGCACACTGTTCATCTGCCCACGTCCTGCCGTGAACAGGCAAGGCTCGTGACACTTGGCAGTCTCTGCCATAGCGCAGATATTGTGTACCTTGCCGCGATACACAGTCTTGAATGGTTTGAGATACCGAATGGCAGTCACATACTCGTCACTGTCACCCTTGATAATCTTGGCACTGTTGCCAACACCGATGATTTGATAGTCCGACATGATACACCTCTACTGTTTGTACGTCAGGTCTATGAGAATGATGGCACCGCCGATAACACAAGCGGCGGCACCAATGAGAATGATGCCAGTTCCCGGCCCACCTTCAATAAGAGCAAGGAACCCTACGAGACCCGCGAGGATTGTCATCAGTGCAACCCCCGCGATGTCAATGATACGAGACCAATACATTTTGTCAACCGTTGACAATTTTGACACGAGTGACAGGGCCACGCTTCTGACAGGACAGATCACGCAGATTGTCCACAGAAAGAGTCTCGAACACGTTGGTCACGTCCAGCACAGGACGCTTGCGCTTGCGCTGGGTGCGCAGATACGCACGAAGTTCGACCAGCATGACACCCATGATGGCGGACGCAGTATGCTGAATCTGGGCCATGCGATTATCACGCTTCACTTCACGCGCATGATCCAAGGCGATGCCATACAGAACCATCTTTGACAGATGATCACCTGTGACGCGATGGTGCAATGCGGCACACTCGGCATACAAATCCTGATTGATCTCAGTCCCAAGGCACTGACCAGTAGGGCCGGTGGAACGCTTCCAGTAATTCAGATTGACGCTGTGTTTCATGGCATAACTCCTTTTGTCTATTGCCATTGTTTATACAAGGTAACATACCTTGCGGGGAATGTCAAGGTCACACCTCTATCTTTCCAAGGTTTCCGACCAGCACAGAACGAACACGGGCCATGAAGCCCTGTACCCGCAATTCCTGCGCCACATCGTTGGCGACACGCTGTGAATGCGTAGCAGTCTTACAAACCCAATTCTCTGGGTCTGTCCAGTGGGCATAGTTCACGATGAACAATTCATTCTTTTTCATGCCAACCTCCATTTTGTCAATCATTGACAATTTGAACCACGTTGTTGCCACCCGCCCGACGCTCACGCAGACGACGCAGATAGTTACGCGCACGAAGAAGTTTCTCATCCATAGCGCGTTGATGAAAATGCTCCGACCAAGCCTGTGCCTGTCCGAATGTATAAATCGGATAAATCTGTACGTCACGCTGACGCGATTCATCCACACCAAAATTCCAACCAGAACGAACGTCCGTAGCCTGTGGCACTGGACGACCATTCTCAAATGTCGTTTTGTCAATCGTTGACATTTTGAAGACCTCCATACACTTGTCTCATTGTTTGTATAGACTACCACAATTAGTCCCATATGTCAAGGGTATACGGAAAATTATTTACCCGCTACACCCCATCACCCCACGTAGACCCATGACCGTAATTTTTGGGACTGACGCATATACCCTGTACTAGTAACGCTAAGACTGTGGCACCCCATAACCCCATACCCCCATACCATGACCGTATGACCGTAGGCACAAAAAAAAAAAAAAAAAAGCCAGCACCCGAAGGTGCTGACTCGTTTTGTCAATCGTTGACAATTTAGGCGGCGATGGTCTCGTCGAAATCAATGGCGGCGTCTAGCTTGCCCGATTCCAGATCGGCGAAGAAATCCGCGCCATCAAATTCAGTGGCATATTGGCGAAGCACCCAATCAAGAAATTGCGCTTTTGTACGCTTCGCCTTGGGTGCCGCGTCGCTATCGCCTTCGCTATCGGCGGCGGTGGCAGTGGGTGCCGCCTTCGCCTTGTCCGCCTTGGATTCTTCCGCCTTCAGCGCGTCATTGATTCCGGCAATGCTGGCGACGTTGCCAGTGATGGTTTGCAGATGGGCGTGTACCACTTCGGTCAAATCGCTGTGCTGCGTCAATTCGCAGACATCCCACCGCTCGGCAAGGCGGCGTCCGGCGGTCAGATGGGTGCGTTGCTCGCGCTCGGCAAGATAAGAGAAATCGCCACCCGCGCCATGCTTCAATGCGGATTTGAATGCGTCATTCTTTCCCTTCTCAACCTTCGCCTTGGCGGCGTCCGCTTCGACAATGGCAATAATTGCCGCCGCGATTAGATCGGGATTTTTGCGCGTCGCCTTCGACATTGCGTCGCGGTGCTTTTGCTCGGGTGCGACGAAGGTTGCAAAATACTCAGAAGCGAATGTGATTTTTTTAGCCATGATGGTCATCCTCAATGTGACGCGGCGGTGCCGGAATTGGCGGTGCCGCTGTTGATAAGATGAATATAGGCGGTGTCATGCCGGGTTTCAAGGTTTGCCGGTGAGAAAATGTCAAAATGTCAATCATTGACAAAATGACCCCGATTTATCCATATAAATCAGACACTTAGGCATGACCGTAATTTTGTGTAATGATATCAATAACTTAGGGGTATATATCTGTATTACATGCACCACGGTGTATTTGCGTTACATTTCAATAACTTAGCGACTCTTTGGCGGTGGCTGTGGTGTCAACTGACAGGCTATCACTAGCCCATGCCTAGCAAATAGGATGCAAAGCGTTGATATCATTAGATTTTTTGTCAATCGTTGACAGTTTTTCGCGGCAAGCGGCGGATCATGACCGATGCAGCACGAATTGACCCCATGCGGGGGCCACACCCCCGTTACCCGCGTATATGCATGTACAAGCACACAGATTAGAAAAATCAAGTGTTAACCACAAGTGCAACTATTGTATATACACATGCCTAACATATGTGCAGTGCCTATTTTTTGTGCAGATTTTGAGGTGTTAAGGACATTTTGCCGCACATCTAACTTTTTGGGCTTGACAGCCCCCACGAAATCTGATATAATTATGTATAACTAAAGATCACTTAGAGTGAATCACTTAAATGTTATTTACTAATAATGATAAAAACACTTATATGTACATATTAAGTGGTTTTTGATCTTAGATGTCTTTAGATTTTCTTGTTAAACACACTTAAATGACTAAATACGTAATGTACATCTACGTAAGTATTATTTGTGCTTACATCACGTACCTATTTGTGGTAGCTGCTGTGCATACCGTGTGTGGTTGTTTAAGATAATGAAAGTTTTTGCTTGACAATGCCGAAAAAATCCGTAAAACTATACACAGACAATGTGCTTGAAGCCTTTTATGAGGCTATCCGTACTAACTCACTTGACAAACTCCATATCCCCCACAGTGATGTGTTCTATGTGCGTCAGGCCGTAGAAGCACACTATGGCCGGTCTTTCTCTTTGAAGCACGTAGAAGATGCTATGAGGGCAGAAGGCTGGACAGAAGGGAATGAATAATGTTTGAAGCATGGATACTTGTATGTCTTGCAGGGCAAGCTAATCAATGTTTTGCTGCTCAAGACACGTATGGCCCATATGAGACGCACAAGCAGTGCTATGAACGTACCATCGAAATGGGGGCAGACGTAGTGACCAAGATACCGGGTCACATGCCGGTGGATTGGAAATGTGTTAATCTTAGAGGCGAATTAACGTGAGCCTACCAGAACGTGTGAAAAACAAGATGAAGGAGGAAGGACTCAAAGGCGTGAACAAGCCTAAGAGGACTCCTAACCATCCTACAAAGTCTCATTGTGTTATGGCATCAGAGGGTGGCAAGTATAAGTTTATACGCTTCGGTCAGCAGGGCGTCAAAGGTGCTGGCAGTAGTCCTAAGACAGCAAAGGACAAGGCACGTAAGAAGTCGTACTATGCACGGCACGATGCCCAAGGTAAGCCGACCACAAAGCTGTCCGCAAAATACTGGTCGCATAAAGTTAAATGGTAGGAGATAGATTATGGCAGTGCCGTTGATTCCCGTTGTAATAATTGGCGCACGTATTGTGGCTCGTTTTGCGGCGAGTAAGGCTGGTCGTGAAGCAGCAAAAAAATTCACAAAAGAATTTGGTGGTAGGGTTGTAGAGAAGGGTAAAAATCTGAAGTCAGTGCAAAAAGCACCGACAGGCTCTCAAGCTACTCGTCAGATGAAGACTAAACTAAAATCGGACACCATCAATCCGTCTAAGTCGGGTATGCGTCCCGGTGCAAAACCCCCGGCAAAGAAAACACCCGATCCGCGTGGGTCTACCACACAGAAACTTCTTCTTGCAGGTGCCACTACTGGACTTGCTTCTGGTGTGGACGTGGGTAAGCCATCTAAAGGTTTGGCTCAGTCAAAACCACCTCAGAGTGAGGCAGAAGCTAAGGGCAAAACTAAAGGTGTAGGCACAACAAAAACTGAGCGTAGGGCTTCTCCCGGCGGTTCTGGAAAGGGTGCTGATGCTCCTATAAAGAAATTCAATGTTGGTGTGTCTAGAGGTGGTGTTCCTTTCAAAGAGGCATTTGCTCACTTCCGTAAAAAGGGTGCAAAGACCTTTACGTGGAACGGCACGAAGTACACCACTAAACTAAAGTCAGCAGAAAAGAAGAAGTAACATGGCAAAGAAAAAAGATGACATGGTTACCGTTGTTTCAATCGGGATAGGAAAAATGAAAAAGTCTGATGCACAAAAGATGGCAGGTAAAAAAGGAATGATGCGTGGGGGCATGGCAAATGGCAAACCGCACATGTATTCTGCTGGTGGCTCTGTTACTGACAACCTGCCAAACAAAGGACTCCGCCGACTGGCACGTACAGATAAAGGGCGACAGGCTGTTCGTAACATGGGCTTTGATGTCTAATGGCTGTTCGCGCACCAAAGAAACCTGCCCGTAACTATAAAAAGGAAGCGAAGTATGACTCGCAACCTGTCGTAAAAAAGAAACGGGCTAATCGCAACCTTGCACGTAGACGTGCTATAAGAGCGGGTTTGGTGCGCAAGGGTGACGGCAAAGACGTGCATCACGTAAGTGGAAATGCCCTCAATAAAAACGGACGGACACGTGTAGTGTCGGCATCTAAGAATAGGTCATATGCACGTACCAAGACAGCGGGTAAAAGTAATCCCCGTGCATAGAGTTGAGCAGGACATTCGCACGTGGTCAAAAGACTTTTTAGAAGTACCTAATGCTAAACTGAATGGTCTACCACCTTGCCCCTATGCCAGAAAGGCATGGGCTGATGACAAGGTAGTGTTCAGTATCAACACGGGTATAGATGGGCTGCTACAATCTATCCGTAGTTTTGACGGTCACGACTACGACATTGTAGTATGGGCCAATGAAGATTTGCCAGACATGGAATACCTTGATGGTCTGTGTGATGGCATGAATGAGTTGATGTCAATAGCTGGTATTGATTTGCACCTGATGGTGTTTCACCCAGACTATGACGCAACAGAAGCTGGACTCAATTTCCTCGTAGATGATGGGGTTACAGACGACAGTTTATCCTACTGTATGGTCTTTGTGCAGAAACTATCTAAGCTAGACGATGCAGCTTTGTATTTGGAAAAGTCTAACTACTATGAACACTTTCCAGATGACGTTTATGAAGCCTTAGTTCTTGACAGAAGGAGATTGAGAAATGGCAATGGGTAAAGCAAAGATGGCCAAGAAGAAAAAAATGATGCGTGGCGGTGGAATGACCAAGATGCGTGGTGGCGGTATGCCTAAGAAAAAAATGATGGGCGGCGGCATGGCAAAGATGGCCAAGAAGAAGAAGATGATGCGCGGCGGCGGTATGGCTAAAAAGAAGAAGTAATGCCATATGTTGCAAATTCGGAAATACATGGACTTGGTGTTTTCGCGGATAGGGACTATGCTCAAGGAGATACTATTGAGTTATGTCCCTATCTGGTCACAGGTTATGCTGACGTGGGAGATGAGTGTGTCCTACATGACTACATGTTTCACACGCCTTACGTTGGTGAAGAGACGTATTATGTTCCGCTTGGCTATGCTATGGTCTACAATCATAGCGAAAGTCCAAACGCTGAGTGGGACATTGAAGACGAAGATGAACGCTTTGTTAAGTTTTATGCACTTAAAGAAATAAAGCAAGGCGAAGAAATACTTCACGATTAC